GAAGTAAGCTCAAATTCAGGTTCAGAACCAAAAAAGTCCTGTTTACCTGGTAACCTTTTAGCCTTAACGGCATTGTGGGGGAATCCAGGACTCGTGTTACGGGAAATAGAGTTGAAATACGGGTTCCCTTCTATTCCAAGAACAGATTCCTCAAAAGTAAGGATTCCTTTCTCAAAAGGTATATGAGAAGTTGACATAATGTCGTCATAGAGTTGGTGAGCGACATGGTCAAGCTTATCCTGCGGCAGATACAAGTTCTGCAAACAGTAATTGGACAAAGCATTGTTCAGAGGTTTAACAACAGTGCCATCTGGACCATCAAATGGTCTCAAATGAGCTGGTTGCGTAGTGTGTGGTTTCCACATGTCCTGTAAGTCTGAGGGTATGATTTTAGACTTAGAGGCCATAAAAGTGGCCAAACTATGATTGTACATTGTTTCAAATCTGCCGTCCAAAACAACGGTATCAGATTGGGGGTGAACATCATCTTCAAAAGAAGAGGTAACCAAATTGTCAAATTTAGAAAGAGTCTTCAAGAGATCTTCCTTAAGAATGACAGAAGAAATACCAAGACCCATGGCAGGAATACCTGCAACATGGATGCCAAGAAGTTTCTTCGCTTTGGAATGGGAATCGATGACAGAAAAGAGACCTCCACAGTGTCCTGTGGTAGTCAAAGCCTTGTAAACAAAGGCATTAGAAATAGTATAAGGTTCATCATCTTGAACCTCTTTGTTAACAATGGGCTGGGCTTCACCAGCCCAAGACTCCACAAGATCAACGTTAGGCAAAACCAAACGATAATTGATAGAACGCAGGGACAAAACAGAGCGATCATCATAAAAGTACTTAGTTATGTCAGAATGAGGTGGGAAAGAACGAGGTAACTTAACCAAAATCAGGTCTAAACCTGAAAAAGCAGTACCTTGTTGAAACTTAAAAAGAATACTAATAGGAAAAGAATAGGTTATAGTAGAACCAGTTTTCTTAAGAACGAAGAGATCACGAGCATACTCAGGATTATCCTCAGTGTAATCATAAATCTTCGTCACAAAGTGTTTAGGTAAGAGAATGACATTGTCTTTAATAACAGTGGCATAACCAGATCTAGAAGTGGCACCGGGTAGGTGAAATTCATAACAATTTCGCCGAATTATTTTGTCAACAATTTCGACATTTGCTCCATCATACTTACTACCAAACTGGGCAGTAGCGTAAACAGAGTCAGGAATGTCAATTTTGGACTCGGGAGAAGCGTCATTATAGAGACTAGCCATGCGCTTAAAATCTCGTTGCTTATTCCTTCTATTAGGCTTTTTCCCTTTGGCTTTATAGGCCTCAGGGGTGGCTGTAAGATCAGGAAAAAAGAGCAAATAAGCTCTATGCAACAA